AAATCTTTGTCTTTCTTGCATAACATGGACTAATTCCTTTAGGAGTAATTTCTTCATCCTGCAATGGAACATCCCACGAAGAACCACCCAACGTACCCACTTCACCTGCTACATTGTTTGTGTGCCACCAACTGTCAGTGTCAGTTGTCATTTTATGAATACCAGCATATGGCGGACACCAATATGACGGACCATTGAAACTTCTACCGAATGTAAATCTATAACGATCTTTCACACCGCTTGTGTCGCCAGGCCAATTTGGATATGAGTCGCCTATTAAAGCATTTACTCCATTAGCCCCACTGGCCATTGCCCACCAATGTGCAATTTCCCAACCACCATAAATGGTGTTGTGAAGTGGCCCACTCCCCTGGCCCCATGATGGAGTCGTTGACGGGCCAGGATCATCATCTACTATACTCTTGGGGAACCAACCACCGATAGATAGAGAATTAGGATTCCAAACATAGTCATTTATTTGAAGATCTTCTATATGTTCATTCCATGCAGTTGTGTGTGTATTGGTATTCCAAATCTTTGGTGGCCAGTGAATCACACCGCTGTCCCCATCATCCCAAATGCTTGTAGAAGAATCAGGATAACCTTGATATCTTGGATTCGTGTTATTAATACCCCTCCAATCTTCTGGTGTTGATGACCAAGGATTGGTTGGTATCAATGCTGCCATTGGATAATTTATAATCCAATAATCATCTGTGTGGGGCCTCTCTGACCACGAACTAAAGGTTGAGTTTATTATAATTCTTTGGGAAGACCATAAATCTCTTCCTCTTCCAAAATCGTGCTTTACCCAGTCCCCCCAATCATTGCCGTATGAATTCGTCCCAACATCAAAAGTAATCCATCCGTCATTATCATTGGGTTGCTGACCTGCTATATCCCAGTCCCAATGGCAACAACCAGGCGAACATGCACCTATGGGTAAAGTATCATCATAAGCACAATCAAAAAGGGAGAATGATGGATGACATGGGCATCCATAATTTTCCCAACCTGTACCATCGTTTAGTTCTTCACCAGCATATGGGAAGATTGCATTCCGATCATAGGGATCAGTTCCTGTATCACACGGTGAACTAGTGCAAGGAACAATAAACCCAGTATTTTTAAAATTCCATTGATTTGGACCCGAAGTATCAATCATCGGTTCAACTTTGTTGATAGCGGTAGGGTCATTAACGAATTTTGTAACATCACATCCATCACAGGCATAAGAAGCAGAAGTAAAATCATATGCTTGTGTCTCCGACGGGTCGCTGGACCCCCACTTCACACCACTAACATATTGACCCCCACATCCAGCATATACACCCATAAGTGGTAATTCATCGGTTGGAACACCTACTACATCATCACCTTGATCAAAGTTACTTGCTCCCAAACAAGATCTTGGAACATATTCGCCTGCTTTATAAGTTCCACAACTATTAAGGCTCCCAGTTTCATCTACATTAATCTGCTTATCACACACACAGTTCAAGCACCAATAATCATTAACACCATCTTCATTATCATCACAGCAATTTGAATTATCACCTACTATTGGACCATCAGGATCATCAATATCACATTCTATATCTGCACACAACTCGTTACAGGTATGCACACCACCGATGCCCGTGCAATCTACATATGACCAGCCATCATGACATGCTTTACTAGTACAACAAGCACCCGCGCATTCACAACCAGCACTACAATCATCACCGAGAGTTTCACAAGGATTCCAAACACCACCTGCTGTCTCACAACCACATTTTGTGTGATGTGTAGTATAGGGGTCTTCATTTCCATATTCATAATAATTTGATAAGTCTGAATCACACCCATCCGTACAAGTACCATCGGTAAAACAACACTTACCAAGAATAATTCCACTTGAACGATCTTCCCCTTGCCAACTACCAGCACAAGGAGTTTCAGAAAGACTTGTTATATCATCAAGACATTGTGTTGTATCTGGACAAGATGCTGATAACTCATCTTTATCACAAACTCCAGTACATCCGATGCAATATTCTGAAATGGGACAACAATGAGTACCACAATTTTGGTGAATAATATATCCTCCATCACCATAATCTAAATCTCTAGAGTGTAAAATCATATCTAGATCATACGGAAGAGGATCTCCCTTCCAATATGTTTCTTTACCAATAGTAGTTGTCCAAGCATGAGGTGGTGCATCTGTTGCATCATCAAATCTTCCACACCAAATTGGCCAGCCTGCTGGATTGTCTGCTGGATTACTTCCTGTATAAATTAAACCAGATTCTGCTAAACATTCATATTGGTTGAACTCATCTTTACAACCATCACAAGTACAACAAGCACCCACTGGAAGAGGATCAGATACTACATTTCCAGAGGGTTCTTCGGCATCATAACCCCCTTCGTGTTGACCATGTAAAGCAAGTTGTGCCCCAACATACGCACCACCACCCTCTTCTCCCAATATTCCCCTAACCATTGTCTTGCCAGGACAGTATTTACCAAGATAAATCATATTCATACCGTCAGTCTGAAGTTGATATTTTTTACCAACCAACCAATGGTCATCACAATTGCCTTCTATATCACATGGATTTGGTTCCCAAGGAAAGAATCCTTTGGAATTTCCTCCCGAAGACATATCTAACCATCTAGCAAACAATAACTGGCTTTTCCATGTTTCATCGCCATTGCTCTGCTTGGAAGCAACCAAACTAACTTTATAATTCAAATTTGAACCAGCCTGAACATATGCATATAATGGATTGGTTTGATAATTAGTACCCATTCGGAAAGATGATGACCATGTTGGATTTATACCACTCGATCCAAAATCTCCATCAGGCTCGTCGTTAATAAATCCTTCCTGTATTCTTCTCATAAGAAATGACAGTTCATGAATTGATGGGACATACATTCTTAATCCACAACCACCTTCAGCACCACCACATTCATCTGGGGTATCACCACAATCACCGCCGCCCCAACAAGGTTGATTATTATCCAAACATCCTGAATCAGATAAATTTGCGGCCTGCCAGAAAATATCACTAGAACTAGATTCTGCAACCGATCCACAACCATAATTCTGACTTCCATACGCAACTTGGCAAAGACCCAAACCTAATCTATTGTTGTTCAGAAGTCTGCTTAAATCAGGTGCGTCATTGCCAGGACTCTTTATAGTGCATGATGCTCCTGGCCACATTCCAAACACATTATATGGACCATCATATGAATAATTCTCAATAGAAGTAATATAATTATTCCAATCACCCGCAGTTGGAAATTCTCCAACATTCCATACTATAGGAGAAACAAACGGAGGATTGGAATCGGGTATAGAACCTATTTCGGGATATCCTTGATGACTTCCACGACCCATTGCGTGTCCCTGACCAGCAGAAGAACATAACCACTTTGGGAACCCCCAACTGTTCCAATAACCATCACTTCCTCTTGTCAATATTATATCAAGAGCATCCCAGTCCTCGGTTGCATTTGTATCAATGGTTGCATTGCTGATTTGAGTATCCCAAACAAATATATGCCAACCACCTGGACCATCACAGATATCAATATCTTCATCTGGTTCCTGATAATAACAATCACCACATGCTTGGCCAGGACTCCAAGTACAATCACCACAAAGTCCTTCATCTATTCTCGCTTGACATTGTTCCCAAGTATAATACTGACACGCACATCCAGCGGTGCCATCTTCATCTCCGTCACAACAACACCTACCAGAAACTTCTCCCCCCTCATCAACACAACAATATACTGCATTCTCACCCTCACATTGTTGAAATATACCTTGGAAAATTCCGCCTGAGTCTTTACAACCTATAGGAGTTGCCTGAACACATGTCCCTTCTGAAAGACAACATGCACCTTTTATATGGTCACAACAATCAAATATGTTTCCATCTTCATCATGACCAGTGCTATTATCATCACATATTGAATATGCGTCCATCCATGTACCAGACATATTAGTACATTCAGACTCAGACATACCAATTCCATTTTCACCAGCATCACAAAAACCACCAATACAACAAGCACCAAGTGGTTCACAATCTACGCATTCTAGATCACCTCTTGCACCACCATTACCACGAGGCCCAGGCGTGCAGGTAGTGTCTGTACAATCACCATTTAGATCGGAATCCCACTCACCCCCAACCGCATCACACCAACCTAATGTATACCACGGAACCGTTACTCCATCTATACAACAACAACCTAGTTGTTTGGGAAGACAAGTATCTGTAGTCGCAGTAGGACAAGAGTTACATAATTGAGTCATACAATCTGGAGTATGCGGATTCCCATCATCGTTTACATCATGGGTAAAACACGGAAGCATACACTCTGGAAACTCCTGATTCACTCCACAATCCCACAACATAATTTGACGACAAAGTGTATCATCTGACACATCGTAATTTTCATCTATGTAATCTGCTACCTCTTGCAAACTGCCTCCTAATATACAACCCCGCGCACCATCCACATCTATCCAACAACCCATCCAATCGCCTTCAGTTTCTTCTTCATCACTACAACAGACAAAGTTTTCATAATAATGTCCAGCAACTTGATCACAAAAATGATTGGTAGTATTATAGCAACCCGTAGGATCACCCAAACATGGTTCTTCTAAACAACATGCCCAACCACTTCCGCACGGATATCCTAAAGACTCACATTCAGAGCAACTTGAATTTGCTCCATAGAATGTGGTTGTTATTCCATGGTCTGTCTCTATACAGTCACATTTTTCAGCAGATATCTGTAAGCAATCTATGCAATTTGTTGATGATTCCCCATTTGTCCATGATTCGATACAGCACGCACCAATAACCTCGTCTGGTTCGTCGCAAGGATAATCATTACAACTCCAACCATTTCCGCATATTGCGCCTGGAACAAAATATCCTTGGAAGTTTTCACAATCTTCTTCCAGACTTTGAATACATGTGTGCATTGTGCAGCAAGCACCCTCTAAGGATTGATTACAAGGAGTGAACAAACAATCTCTTAATTCATAAAAAGATTCAAAATCCTCATAACCTTCACAAACTTCTCTGGTAATATAATCTTCACATTCTCCACCATGACAACATGCGCCTGGTATATCTGGATATCCTGCAAAAGTAATACCATATCCACTACTTGGATTTAAAGGCAACCATTTTCTAGAACTACCATCTCCCCCTGAAATAGTTTCTGAATAAACAAAGTTGAAAATATCAATCTTATCACTAAACACAACTTCTTCACGATCTGTAAAATCAACATCTGAAGGGCCAGGATTTTTGAATATCTGCCATGGTTCCAAGGATCCATCACCCCAATGATCTGTTACGAGTCCATGAGATTCAGCATTATGTAAAATTAGTGTTAGGGTTTCTACAAAACCATGTGTGATGCCTTCACTGGTTGGGAAAGGATCCTCTGGAAGATGAATATAACCCATAGTTGGTCCACAATAAATTTTTTGTATGTGACCATCACCGAGATTTAAATTCACATCTGTTACTTCATTTAAAGCATGTCCAACTGCATATGCAGTTATCCCTGCATGAAGTCCATGTCTTTTTATAATTTCTCTATGATCAACAAGTCTCGTTGTTAATGATTCATGATAAGCAGATGCTCCTGCTGCGGGAGTAGGCCATGCACTTGCATTCCAAAAAGTTAATGTTGCTCCATCTGCAAAACCATCTTTGGTAATATAAAGCAACTGACCAGTTAATCCCATATCAATGGCATCGGCAGAGTCTGCACTAATTCCACCAACAAATACAGTTCCTAAAGTAGATCCTTGAGCAAAATGAACATCACTACCAGATGCATCGAGTTCTTTAAACACAACTTTAGGATATATGTAATTGTCTGGATCAGAAAAATCTCCTGGCTCAATACGAGAAACTATAGATTCTCCATCACCAAGAACAACAATACCAACTTGACCAACTTCAGCATTTTCTCCACTTGGTCCAGTAATACTTGCTACAACACCATCATCTACGGCGGGGTGTGGTCCTGGAATTAAAACTCTAGTTCCATTATCCAAGTATAAAACCAAAGAATTCATTACAGGATTGCCAGTTGTTCCAGTTATACCAACATAGCGATAGTAATGATAATCTCCTGTAATTCCCTCGTGTCCTTCAAATGTATATCCTTCAGGAGTTGTCGAAACTGGTCCACAGAATCCAAACTGAACACCAGTTCCACCACAACTTCCAAAGAACCCTGCTGGGCCAGTTGGGCCAGTAGGACCAGTTGGTCCAGTAGGACCAGTACCGCCTATAGATCCACTATAGTCAGCCCCTACTGCACCAGTGGGTCCTAAAACACCAACATGACTACTGTTTGACATGATTAATCAGTTTGCCTCCAAGGATTTCCATCTGATCTTACATACATTCCATACCATTCCGTTCTTTTGCTTTCGGTATCATAATAACCAAGTGTAATAAACTGTATAATATCTATATCATTAGTTGTACGAGGATTTAATGAATATGGAAATTTCCAATTTGATGGGAACATACTATTATATGGATAATTAACATAATCCGCTAAAGACTTTTTAATTATTAAAGTAAAACCAACAGAAGCAAATGGACCAAAATCTGATTCAAATCTATCATAATGATCCCATGATTGATCGTGAGTTTGAGACACATCAATAATTTTAACATCTGGTGTATCTGATGGTGATTGGTTAAACTCTTCTTTATAGTCTGAATATGGATCTATAATAAAGGTATTGCCCATCGAACGATTATTTTTTGCTCCCCATACACTCAAACTTTTATCTGGATCTATTTCATAAACATAAAGATTATGTTCCTCTGAATATAGAACAGGTCTTATTCTACCAGATACTTCACTGTGTCTATAATTAGTAACTTTTAATGCAGCAGTTGGTCCTGGGAAAAATTGTGTTAGAGTTGCCCCAGATAATCCTGTTTCCCCACCAGAATTTTGGCTCAAGAACGCAAGTTCTCCTGTATTTCCTCTTGCCACTGCTGCATTATGTGTTCTATATTTAATTCTGATTAATTCTTCGTTACTTTCAACAACAAGTCCACCACCACCAGTTATACTTTTAAGATACATCACACCATTAATTGTATCATGATAAAATGCACCACCAGTTATGTAACCCATATTTACACCATACAAGGGATAAAGAGCGGCCCCTGTTGGTCCACGATAATACCCACCATCACTGGTAGTACCATCATCATATTGAACTATTAAATGATATGCATTTGATCCAGTGGAGGAAAATGTTACACCAACCACATTATAGGTTGCACCCGTTCCACCAGTTGTTCCAGTTGGTCCAGTTGTCCCAATTGGTCCCATTGAACCAGTTACCGCCCAACCACTAGAACCATCGGCCATGGGATAACCATCAAGAGTTACCCCCTCAGCCCCTGTTGGTCCTATTCCTGAGATGGTGAATGGATGGGCACTACTAGACATTATTTACCCCCCAACTTATGTTTTAATTTTTAGATCAGCACCATCTCGCCAAACAGTCCATTGATCTGCTGGTTCTGCCGCAGCGAGGTTTGTAAGTAATAGATTTTTAACTGATAATGTGTCAAGTATTGCAGCATATGAAGTACTATTTTTTCTAATAATCCAATTCATAGTAACATATGGAGGCAAAGTCTCTTGTTTGTGGGCCCATCCAGTCATTTCCATACCTCCCTCATAATAACTCCGCACACCACTACCAAACGGAGTAATTGGTTCATCATATGATTCGTTTTCGAAAATCAAATCCATGCTTCCAGTTCCACCAACTCGATTCAACACAGAACTGGTGTTTGGGCTACCCAGTCCATACGGTAATGCAACACCTGATGGTTCTGCGCCCAAAACAAATCTATTTCTAAGATCTGGTGCTAAACAAGAATAAACTCCAGCATTATTGCTTTCGTCATTTACTAGTTGAACTCCATCTACAGGATCACCATTAAGATCAACAAGTTGAAATCCACTAATAGGATTACCTGCTTGTGCTAATGGAAATGTGCTAGGAGTACTTACCATATATTTTATATTTAAGTGTTTGTTTTCACCACTTCGTATTCTTTCAGCATCACCACCAGCATAGTTATCTGTGGTATCATCAAAATTTTGATTTCTTGCCTGGAAAACATCGTTTACTTCAACATCTTCATAGGAATTATACACTGATTGTTTTACAAAACAAAAATCACCAGAAACACCTACTACAACACCAGCAATGGTCCTACCTCCTACTGCACCATAAACATACCCATCAAGATCGCCCGATCCCCATGATCTATCTGTTTTTAATAATTCAACCCACCCATATTGTAATCCAACATTAGTATAATATTCAGAGTTTGTACTTACAGGAATGCCTGGAACTGTAGCAGTTGAATCAGCACCATCACCATCACATAAAGCCCAACCCGTTGGAGCATTCTTCCCAGCCCATGCTTGAACTGTGCCAGCGGGGATAAGCCCGTCTAGAGAAACAGCAACACTTCCTCCAAGATGACTTCCAACATAATTTGTTACCAAACCAAAAATATTACCCGATGCATCTTCTGCTAATCTAGTAATAACTGGTTTTGCAACCCACCCAGGCGTAGAAGGTCTGGTTGGAGTCATATATCCAGCAGTAAGACCGCTGAGAAAATAAACATCATCCTGCGTGATTCCCTCACCTCCTTCAATAACTCCTCCCACCTCAAACAATTCATTTATGGTAACAGTTCCTCCCATTGTTAATTCAAAACTATTAGTACTTAAAACATCTGAAACAATTCCAACAACTTCTGCATTATATGGAGTATCTGCCTGAGCAAGACGATATTCTGCGGCTGTTCCATCAACACCACTATTCCAACGAATTGCTGAACCAAGTTTAAAACCATGACTATCTTGAGTTATAGTAATTGCTAATCTTGAACCTACAGCATTTGCACCATGAACACAAACACTAGGATTCATAATTGAAGTACTTTGAGTATTGGGATCAGATAAATTTGCCATTATTTAATATTCTCCTATTGAACCTGTGTTGGTAAGGCGTTGTTTAATTCTGAATCTGCTTCATAGTGAACAACAACTGTATCCAATCTAGCAGAACCATATGGTACTTTAATAATCATACCATTTGGTGTACTTGCTCCGCAATTCACACTGAGAGCATTTGAATTCGTTTTTCTAACTTCCCCCAACGATCCTTTTGTTGAAGTTGTTGAACTTAAATCTCTTGCAACATCAACATTAAATCCTTCATTCTTTGTTCCTGTTGGTGACCAAAGAGTGCAAGATGGGTTAATTCTCATTCTTTCTGGTAATTCATAATTATATTGTGCTGTTCCAGGCACCATAAACCAAACACCACTAGTATCTGGTCTATTACTTAACATTGTATTGTAGCCAGGATATTTTCCAAACTCATAACTAGTCTGATAGAAATACCAGCACTTTCTTAATTCTTCATTATAGTTAATGGAGGAGAATGGTGTTACCATATCACCTCTCTCAAGTTTAACATTTGCAAGATGTAATTCATGATTAAAGTATATGTTCTTTATTCTGTCGTTTGGTGTACTTGTACATTGAGTATAGAATGCAAGACTTGCAAAGTGATTTGCAGTTATCCCTCCGTCTAGTGGGAAGTGATTTGCGCCCGAAGAACCTGCTACTCCAGAAAGTTCTGGAACAAAGAACGAGTATGCATAATTCGTCCAAGTTGTTGATAGCGCAAAGTCTGTAATTGGATGAATCAATTCGTTTGCTGTTAGACCTCGACCATCAGGTATTGTTGCCTCTCCCCGATGACCACTTGCACCAGCAACTGCTCCAGTTGTTCCTGTTAGGTTTTGAATCCATGCTAAGTGACAATCACCAATTCCACCACTTGATCTTGCCCAGAATGATGCGGTCATTACTTCACCAGCAAAGGAAGTTGCATCTGGTAATCTTTGTTCAACCCGATAGAACTCATTACTGTTTGTTCCACCATGATAAGTAATTTTACCTTTAATTGCGGCATAATAATTTGGATGGTTCGGTACTTGTGTCTCACTCTTCTGGAACTTCTTCCTCTGAAGAAGATAATCATAACTTCTATGAGTACCACCAGAAATTCCCTCATATGGATTGTTTGTGTTTGGCCCAGTTCCTGTTTGAGATATTCTTAACCAACGATCTGCAAAATAAGTATTGTTGGTCATCGTCCAACCATCATTACCATAACTATCTGTTGTTAAACCAACATTTCTTTGCCATATTGAGAAATCAGGATTATATAGTTCATTCTTGTTTACCCGTCGAACAGTATCAAAGGTTTCACCAGTTCCTGCACTATTACCAAGAATTGGTGATGCAATTCCTATCGCTGCACCCCTAACTCTACTACTTAGACTTCTCATGCCAGGATCAGAATAATTTGGTGCATCTATATTCATAACCAAAGTTGTTGAGTTAACCATGTCACCAAGTTTTACAGTCCACGCATTTCGAGGTAGGTCTGATGCCCAGCCTGGTGTTTCATCAAGATAAATTGGTCCAGGAGTAGTAACATTCTCTTGCCACGCAGGATCAGTGGCAAAGAATATTGTTCCTGATGTGGCAATTCTAACATACTTACTTGATGTATCTACATGAGTAACAACACCAATAACATGTGCTGCTGCTTCATCTGTAGAATATGCTTTTCTAAATACCGTTGTTGATCCTTTAGCATTCCAACTAAGCCAATCACCAACAGAATAATCATCATCACCTGCATATGGTAATTCGAATTGTGTTGCATCATCACCACTTGCACCATTAATACCACTAGCGGTTCCCCAAGTACAACCAGTAGGACTTAAATATTGTCCTCTATAATGAAGTATAAGTGCTGTTTGTTTTCTCTCGTTGTTATGATCTTGTTCTTCAAGAGCAAGCAAAACAGGTTTACTAACATAACCAGCAACATTTGGTTGCTGCTTTTGTATCAATCCTTCATTACCGCCTGCTGATGTTGATAAGAAGTAAACACTGCCAGGAACTAATCCATCACTAGCATCGTCAGTAATAATACTATTCCATTGTGCAGTTGTTCCTCGAACCTCACCACTAATAGTCATTTCAAATTCATCACCAGATACTATATTTGAAACAATTCCAACAACCTCTGCTGCATTTATAAAATCATCATTGGGTTCAAACTGACCCATTGCAGAAGCATATGTATATCCGTTTGTTATACCACTATATCTAACACATTCACCAAACATAAATCCATGATTATTTTTCTTGATTCTTTTCTTATTTACACCACGATAGATGTTTGTATAACCATCTGTATCAAAATCTAGAAGAGGGCCAGCAGTATTACCAATTACTAATGCATTAGCAATACCACCAGTGGGTGTTTCATTTGTGTTTATGTCATGCCATGCTGTTCCTGTAACACCTGCTCGTCCACCTCTTCCATCAATATCTAAGAAATTATAATTTGATAATGTTGGTCCAAAGAACAATCTTACAACACCACCAGATACCCCTGCTCCCTGTGCTTGATTTTTGAAGAAGATATTATCTGTATCAAGAGTACAACCAGTATATCCATATGGACCAAACGGGTAAGCATCAGAAGTCGAACCTACATGAGCATGGTTGCCTTCTCCACCAGTTCCACCAAAAACTTCTTGGTGAAGAAGTTTTCCTTCTAACCAAAGACCTTCTTTAGTTCTCCAAAGACCTTGTTTGTGTAACAGATATGGTCTGTCAAAAGCAAATGCGTTATCAATATCACCACCAGGCGAATCTCGCAAAGCAGTAACTTCAGTTCCATCAATATAATATGGTCCAGTAACAGAACCACCGATAATCAATCCTGCATGACGACATCCAACAACTGGATCCTCGTCTGTGTTTAGAATTATCAAACTTTCATTGAAGTTTTTACCATAAGTTACTGAATTGGTAGGAGCAGAAACATTAATACTAGTACCAGCAACAGTTAATTCACCACCAATATTTAAATCATTACAGAATGTAACATTTTGCCTTGTTACATTTCCTGAGAATGCTATTGTTAAAGTACCACCTGTGGTATTTGCGATCATGATGCCATCACCAAAAGTGGCACCATAAACTTTTAATTTGTTCAGTTTTCCAATAATATCAGAATTAGTTTTTGCTCTCCATGTTTCAAATGTATCAGATAATGCAACACTATTAATTTGGTAATCTCTATAATCAACAGTTAAAGTATATCCTTCGTTCCCACTATTAGAATCCCAACTATGTTCACCATATTCGCCTGGATAAATACTTCCAGTACCGCCTGGTAATTGCCATGAAGGTCGCCAAGAACCTGCCCCACCAATTGGTGTAAATTCTTGACCATATTGACCCGACCAAGCCCATGTATATCCTGTACATCCGCTTGAGGGGAAAAAACCACCATTGTAATTCGAAGTAGGCATTATTTGTTACTCATCCTTTATGTAGGTATAACATCACCAGTATCATAATATTTAGGTATACCGTCCTCTATATAAAAAACAATTGCAGCATTTGCTGGTAAATTTATAGTACCATCATCTAGATACCATCCCGCACCTATAATATTAATTTGATATCGTGAAGCGCCTGGAGCCATCCAATTTGAATATCCTTGAGCATTATCTTTAAGTGTTTCATCTACCTTAACTGTTGCATATCCTCCACCACCTAAATGTTCTTCTCCGTCTGGGTTTACCTGAACCTCTTCCCACTGAATATAACCATATACTGTTCCGTCGGCGGGAGCATTTATATTTGGAATAGTTAGGGCTGATGAATTATAAACAAAATAACCAACATCTTTTAAATATGGTTCAACATAATAATACCCACTTGTTAAGGTTGCACTCCAGTCTTCCCCACTCCCCTGTACAATAACTTGATTAACGGGGTCTGTGGCGCTACCATTCTTTAAAAACCTTCTTGCAAATGCAGTAAGTTGGGCCTGCATTATCGTTTGCATTTGGGTTAACTCTCTTGCTTGAATTGCAAAACCAGGCCTAAATCCCATTTGAACATAATTGTTCAACTTGTTATAATCATCTAAACCAGAATCCTGAAATCTATAAAATACGGTCATTTAATTACTTCCTTTAACTACGAGTTAGAGTTTCATCTGTTAATCTAAATTTAAGAAGAATACCCTGTGCTGCGTTTAATGTTTGGGTTCCCAAACTAATTGTTCCTAAATTTTGTGTTTTTTGTCCTATTCCCACTTCTGAATTTACAACATCTGATACAGTATATGTAGTAGCACTTTCAAAAGCAGCCTTTCCATCTACTGCGCTGCCGGGACCAATAGCATGTTTTGCTGGAGTAAATTCTGTTGAATCATATAACTCTTGTCCTATTTTCCAATTTTTATCTGAATTTACCAATCGATATGTTGTACTAGATCCAACGGTACTACTTGAACTTACTTGACCTGCTCCTCTTAGAGCCGATCCAGAAGCAGGTGTAGATTTTACAGACTTTCCATCATCTAAAGCGGTGGCAGAAGAAACAGTAACTTTGGTTGACATATCATAAAGTCTGGCAGTTCCACCCCTCGCTGCTTCGAATCTATCAGATTTAGAAATTTCTTTACCACCAACATATGGTGTAGAAACCAAAGTAGCAGCACCAATATTACTAATATCTGTTCCTATTGTTCTTTTAAGATCATCTGCTGTGATTAATGCATTTACTCCTAAAATATTTGCACCAAGAAGATCTCGTACATTTGACATTCCTCTTTTATAAGGAGAAATAACCAATTTGATAATTCTATCACTTTGATCTGAAAATCGACTTGATCCAAAAATGTAATCTGATGTCCATTCGCCACTAAATTCATTTTGATTTGGTTCATAATTAAAATATAACGAATATGCTGATGTTGGATGATATCTAGCACCACCATCTGTAACTTTAAATCCTGTAATTTTCCAACCCTCTACTTCAGAATTATTTGGGTCGGTAATATAGGTCGCTTGTGTTTCTATTATCGCTTCTCTACCACCATCTTCTGGACTAGAAATAAATCTTAATATTGGTTTTCTGTCTAATGGCCATCTTAACTTAGATAATACATCATTATTCGTTACTCGAACGGCAAGAATTTCTCCCCAATTGGTAAGTTCTCGTTCTTCAATATCTTTCTTTATTAAAACAGGATCTGTAGATGCATATTTTTTATAATTATCATCAACACTTAACATTTCTTTAATCGGTATATGTTTTTGATCTACAAACTGAATATCTTTACCCACAACAAGATCAATAGTTTTCCATCTATACCCATCTTCTGTATCAAACCCCCCATAATTTATTTGATCAGGTGGTTTTACAGAAGCAACTCCTAAAGATCCATTGCCAGGAGAATTAATACAAACTTGAATTGCCCATGCCCCAGCATATCTACCACTAGTAATTTTATGATCAACATAAAATGGTTTTTCAAACATATCCTTTGTATGATCCCAAGGAGTGTAAATTTTTCCGCTTGTCCATTTATTTCTTTTTACTAATATTGTTCCCATCCACTCTGGTAAAATTGCAAGAGCAAAACCACTATCTGCACTAGTATCTGATTCTAATTGCGACCCTGCTTCACCAGAAATTTCAACATTAGGGGCTTGTGAAAAAACTACACCATAAACCTTATCCGTTACATCTGCTGCAAATGTACTAATAAGGGCTTCAGCGGCCTTACCAAACAACGGTGAATTTTTATTAGATGTTGCCATTATTTCTCCCTTTTAATATCCACAACTATTATCCTCCGTAGGATCATTAGGAGATCCTGCACTACTATCTATAGCGGTTAAGAAAACAAAATCTCCAAGGTGTACTCCACCAAATGTCATCCCAGAAGGAACCTGTTGCGTCCATGAATTTGGATGATGGAAAATTCTAAAGTAATCTACCCCCATATTTAGCGCCGCTGTTCCTCCAGTAATAGAACCATCAGAAGATGTTAAACCAAGAGGAGCAGAAATACCTGCTGGTGTTAATGGAGCATGTGCGGTTGTCCCAGCAGGATCTTTAATCCATATACCACCACTATCTTCGAGATGAGTACTTTCTCCCGTAACACCACTCATATAAGGATTCCATCCACATGGATATAAATCAACCGCAGATGCATTGTTTCTAAAATTAACAGTATCAGAAAATCTATAAGCACCATAAAATGCAATAATTGGTGTTTCTACAGGATAGACATCTCCAGTATAACCTGGCATTTCAAACTCATCCCATATCGTAAAATTACCAGCAGCAAAAAGTCCCGCAGGGTGAATAATATTTTTCACATAAGGCCAATAACTATCCCAAGGAACCTCGCTATTGATCAGATATGAATAATCTTGGAAAATCTTACTATCTTGTATTACACTTCTACCGCTTAATGTTCCTAGTTCGTCCCAATAATATACTCCACAAGGAGATCCAGGCGCACATCCTTCTGGACATGCAGGATAATCTCCTGACATAGCATAAGTACTGCCTGGGCTATAACATGTTACTCCATGCAATCTGGCAGAGAAGGGGATTTCTCCGATGCCTTCTGCCCAATACCAACACGGACCAGTTGGGCTTCCATCAGGACCTGTTTGTCCCCAATAAGTACAAGGCGCTCCAGTTGTTCCAGCAGATGCTCCTCTATATGGAGCATCTGAAAGTCTCATCACTCTAATTTTTGGATATCCTATCTCAACATCTTTTGCAAAAAATGATCTAAAGAAAAATTCATATACTTCTTGCAAACTTTTTAATTGATAAAAATCCTTAACAAAATGAAGAAAATTCCTCACATCAAGTGTACTATTATCTGGATCTAAAAAGTCTACAAGAACTACAGGATCTAATGGTACTTGATCACCTATACCAGAGTTCTCCGCCCAGTTTTCTCTGCTTATTACTATACGATCAGGAAAATCACCAGCATAAGTATTTTTTATTAACTTAATAAAAGAATCTTCTGTTAAGTCTAAATCTTGTAATATGTCAAGTCTTCCAAAATCATTTTCACAATTTAACCATTTGTAAAATAGTCTTAAAAATTCAACAAATTTTGGATTCTCTTCAGTAACCCATGTGGGTAAACGATCTGCTAAGAAGAATTGAAATGTACTAAAACATTCAGATTCTGAAACGCCAGCCTCGGCAAACCGAGCAGCGGCATCATAATGACCGCCAGGAGTCGGTCCCGTTACCGCAGCATGTACTAAAGTAATAGTCATTTATTATTTCCTAATTAACTAGTACAATACCATCATTAACAAGATTTAATAAAATGTTACCCTTTGCAAACACATTATTTGTTCTTGGTCGTAATCTTATTCTAAAATCACCAACAATATGTAATCCATCTAATTGTACTCTACCTTTTTTATAAAATACAGAACCAACACTAGTTTCAAACAAAGCATTATTGTCTGAATAATATGCTCTAATTACTGAATTTCCATCATCTACCACATACACATTTTGAAGTTGTCCATCCTTCATAACATTTATATCAAATCCTTCTAAAACCGTTCCCTCTAATCCGCCTGGATCTGCTAATTCTGTATTAACGGAATATGATATAGAAGTTATAGGATCTGCCGCTGATGCACTAAAACTCTTTGAAATATATGGAATAATATTATCACCAACAAAACCAGAATCTTTTTCTAGCAAACCAACAGCAAATTCAGAATAATTAAACGCGCTTTCAAAGTCATTTAACTTATTAGATTCATATTCTCTAATGTATTGATTTATTATGTTTAATAAATCACCTTGAGTTGATGTAGTTGCATATGGATCATAATACACATAACCTTCTAATAAAATATCTAACATATTTGGATCAACAAAAACAGGAAGAATAGAAACAACACACTTCTTTGTGACAAGTTCTTTTATCTGTTCCTTTGTTTCATTAGAAATTTCATTCATAGCATCTCCATATGCGGTAATAAAAACTTTCCCATATTGTGGTGGGTCTTGATCCTCACCCCCCCATGCATTTCCAATTAAACCAAGGTTTGATTGTATTATCGTAGTTTTTAAATCGTTTGCGGTAACTGCTCTCCCTTGTGTTTGGAAAAATAGAGGCGCTCTTTGTTTTGTAGTTTCTATATCTTCTGGATTGCTTCCTCCAGCACCCCCCAATACTGTTGAAACAACATTAAGGTCTACTATATTATCAGTAAAGGAAGCAACACCATTTCCACGTTCTCCTAAAGTCCTTAAAAAATGAAATGTTACTGTTGAATTATTATTAGGCCTGGCCCCTAAAATATTATCTCCAAAATAAACTTCATATCCCCCATCTACAGAACTCGAAAGAAAATATACTTTTTGTCCTGCGGTAACTCCAACAATCCCACCTTCAATATCATTAACATCATTCCACTCAGTGCCGACACCACCATCCCCTGTCTCATTAACATAAACTTTAAGGGTAGAAGTATCTAAACCTTCTGTTGAATTTATTTTAAATCTTTGATGGGGTTGAGAATTTTCAACAAAGTCTCCGTGGTTGTCTATAGTCCAAGTCCCTTGCATAATATCAATTTCTCTCTCACCATTTACAACATAATCTCTAACAGGAGTCCATACCATACCATTACCAGAGAAAGCATCACCAGGACCGATGTTTACTTCTTGAGTTGAAGTAACTTTGATTGTTGCCCTTGCCCCCCTAGCAGAAGCAGGAAGATAACTTAAAGGTTTTACCAAAGACCCCACAGAATTTTTTTTGGTTGCAGTGTCTAAAAACGATTCGTTTGCAATCATGTTTGCATAATAAGAATAAAAAACACTGTTGTATGTTAACAAGTCTAATAATGTTGATAGCGCCGACCCTTCGAAATCATACCCCGAAAAAGAATCAGACTCTGTTAAATAGTTTTTTAAAGAATCTCTGATTTCATAAAAATCTAAGTTGCCCAACATTACTATTGGATCTGAACTTGTACTTCCTTGAACATATGCCATTTATCGAATCCTCTTTACTGCTATCTTTACTATAACCGTCCTTGGGTTTGAGAGTTTAGTAATTGTTTTTAACTTATAAGATATTGAAATATTTAATGTGTCTTGATATTTGTCTGATGTAGCAATAGAAACATTTTCTACTGTTATTCTTGGTTCATATAATCCTAATTGATTTTTTATTTTTTCCTGTATTTGAAATGTCTCAAAAAAATCAAACTCTATATCTTCAAATAATAAATTACGAATATTACATCCCATAGTTGGTTTCCACGGTCTTTCATATGTATTTGTTAATACAATATTTTTAACAGATTGTTTTATAGCATCTCCATCAAATTTTTTTGCAACATCACCAGACAAACCAGCCTCTTGATATGCTAGGGTTGGTTTGAAGATAAAATCTAAATCAGAATAAACATAATCATGTAAAGAATCAAAGGATAGAGATTCTTCTTCACGTGTTTGTCTATCACCTGTATACCCTCTACCATGAACTGCCATTTATTAATTTCCTTTTATGAACATTATAATATGTAGGAATTTTATTCGGGTTTACTGTCTCTAACTATAGTTAATTTTGTTCTATGTACATTTGCTTCAGTCATTGTATGTTTTGCAGACAAAATCATATACTTACCACTTAGTACACTTAAACCTTCAATATTCTCTCCTTCAACACCCATAGCAGCCTTTGGTAATTTAATTCGTATAATTGATCCTACTTTTATTGATAAATCTCCAGGCACAATAATATCTAATACTTGTGTGAATAATAATTTTTTTTGTGCTACTCTTAACAGAGGAGTTATCTTAGGAGTATTCCAAAATCTAGCATCAACACTACGAACATATTCTAGATACTCTGGATACTTTTCACCATATTCTGGAAAATTACATGAAGAAATATATTTTGGAAAAACACCATCTGTGTTGTCTAAGCAACCACAAACATCTCCAGTAAATCCACCAAACGCTCCATAAAAAGGAAACTTAGGATCGCTTTCTGTGAAGTCATCTTCTTCTTTTACATCAATACATTCATACACACCAATTGATGATTGATATGGTGGAAAGTGTCTTTGACGAACAAGAGCGTTTCCCATTGAAGCAGAAAAAGTAGATCCAGCAACTGGTGCATCTGGGTCTAAATCATATACATCATTATCTAAATATTCTGTTGGAAGCCAACCATACCACCAATATTTATTCATATCAGAACCAGAATATGTTGCACCAAGATCTTCCGTTTCATTAATAAGATCACATTCAAGAGGAATATCGTTTATTGCATCTTTTACTTGCTGACAGGTGACCTCTTCTTCAACAGGCGGTGTTATATTATTTTCTGGAAATTCTCTTTGTATTGCTTTGTATGTACTCCACTTTTTAAAAATGTCTTCTAGTTTTTTTGCTTCTATTACTTTTTCTACTATTGGCTTTCTTACATTATTTTTAATTGATTTCATTATTTCTAAATCAAGATCAGTATTGCTATACCAAGAATGCAAAGGATTACCAACACCAAGTTTTGAAGAATAATCAAAACCATAAGAAGGATATTTTTGATGAAGTTTTGTTGCACCTTCACCTGCAATAATAGTTCCAGCATGTTCTAGTGGTATAATTGGTTCTGCTTCAATATGATTCCATTTTTCCCAATCTTCTGGATAAGAATATGTAATTCCCTCTCGAACAAATAGGGGTTCTGGATTTGGATTATTAGCGGGAGAAAAATATTGTTGTGTTTTTAAATCAAAATGACATTCAGGACGAACGCATTCATATCTTTTATCATATGGATCTGCTCGCCAATCAGGACTATTAAAGATTGGAGTTGTGTTTCCTTCGTCATATGGCATTTATAATATCTCCCTTAGTATATATCTTCTTATGTACAATTACATGGCCAATTTCCTGGACCACCCTCACAAGGACAAGTACACCAAGGATTATAATACCAAGTTTCGCTTTCGGGATCGTATGAGTGATAACTCCCGTCTACGCAACTAGGAGGATCACCATAACAATGATGTTCAACACAAGGAGGTTCGCATGAAGTGCAGTCGATATCGGGACAACAACCGCAGTCCTCGTGTTCATACTCGCCGCAGTCCCAAGTATTGCAGTTCGTAGTGGCACAGGTTGGATCATTATCCCAACCACACGGGTACAAATTCCCTACCGAGGATGAGCCATCGGCCGTCCAGTATGAAAAGTAATCCCTGTGCGACTGCCCTGTACAGGGCTGCGTGATATCACCATCACATCGACTGGCGCCAGTATGTTCGCCGTCATAAAAAACTATATGGTTTGGTATAATAGATAACATGCTGTTGGTGCTGCATGGCCATGTTGCAGGAACAGGTCCCTGTTCGTCTGTATCCCAATCAGTTCTCCAATTAATTCTATCTCTCCACCATTCACGCACTGGCGCGCCCGAGCAGGGCAAGTACTCATTGACCCATGTATTATATGAATCCTGAACAAACCACCCGTCTAGAGAACCCCAAGGAACACCACCATCCCAACCCTGAAGAGTATAGAGCAGATTGGGGTCAAATGGATCGAGCCACGGCAGTACCACAGCGTTTGGACAAGGTGCCCACGGCCGCGTATATTCGGCCCGCTCACCAAATCCACCACATTCATTTATTTTTTCCAAACTACAAAAACTATTCCCACTGGTTTGCGTCCAGTACATCTCCGCAACCATTATTAGGTTTGACAACCAATCGCCGCGATGATGTTCAACTTCGTCGATGCCTCCCCACCCGCCGCCTGGGAAACACTTGTAATCTCGTCCACAACTGCCATGGCCCCCGTGGCTACCAGGACCCCAGTACGAAGCGCCACGGTTGATAATTTGCTGGTTCCCGCCCTCGCGAGGCATCGAGATTGCTAAATGCCAAGGTTGTAAAAACTGCTGGCATTGATATAACCACGGAATACCGTTAATCATCTGACAAGGAGGGTCCCACGGATCGGAGTAGTCATCGCATGTCGAGTACCACTCCCGCGCCGGCGGGGCCCAAAAACAATTTATATTCAACAATTCGTGTAAGTTTTCTTCACCGCACACTGACCCATCCAAGGCCTCGGTAAAATAAGTATGCCCATACCCATAACCCGCATAGAAAAACTGTCTAGTAGGTTCTGTGTGATCTACAAGACCACCATATTCATAAGAATTTTGATAACCAGCATAAGCACCACCCTCTAAAGGATGATTGCTACAATTACAACATATTGCGCCTTCTGGAGGAAGGCCTTCCCCAGTTAACCCGTCGTAGCAGTGCCTTCCATGTCCTATTCCTATTCCTTCGCCACCACAAGGGGGATAAGCACACGGGCAATAAACATCTTGATCACCATCGTCATCCTGATCCCAGTCGTGCGGACCACATATGGTGCCCTCACCATGAAAACAGGCACGCACTCCTGCCGGAACTCCAATTTCAGGAACGCCATTTTCAAATATAAAAAGAGGATTACAGTTTTCTCTTGTTGTGTGAATACATGTGGACAACTGACCCTCTTCGTTTACTTCACAAGGGGGGTCCCCCCACTCAGGCGCATAACAATCAATGTCAGGAGGTGGAGGATCGTCATCAGGAACGGGTACGACACACATACAACATGCACCCATATCAGTTGGTGGATTGTGACAGAACTGGGAACAATCCAAATCCTGTTCTACACATCCCTCTCCCCAATGTGTAGAATCTAAAATTCTGCTTTGCCATCCATAACAAGCAGAAGTGGCCCAGTGAAAATGGTGCGCATGTGCATGGTGATCAAAATCTGTCTGTTTCAATGTGTATGACCACGCTTGCGCATGCTCTCGTTCGACAAGCAGGCCTGGCCTCTCGGGGTCACATTGATCCGAACCACTATGATAGTAGTGCCACCATGAAGAATAACCCCACTGTTCATCGGGACATTTACATGAACTGCCAACACTTAGTTCATTAATAATTGTTTTTTCTTGATCAATATGACTACAGGGCAGGAATTTTTTTAGTGCCACCTCTTCCCCCCATTCAGAAACAAAAATTTCCCACACCGCTGCTACGATCTTTTGCCATCCTTCCTGAAGAGTTACGCTCTCCGAATAGCCCCAGTTGAAGTATTTGCCGAGAACATTATCCCCAATATTAAATAACACTTGATGTGGAAGTGGGTTCATTTTACCACTTGAAAGTATTTGTGGTCCAAATCTTTCAACAATCAAATCAACAATTTCTTGTGCTGTTTGCCTATATTCTGGCAACAAAAAATGCACAGGAGACGAAGATCCACAAGGATGCTCACAATCGCCGAGATGCTGCCCACCAGGCCGCCTCCACTCAGTGGGCCATGGGTCTTCGCCCTGATTGTTGATTTGTCCACCCTGCCACCATTCACACCCTTCTTTTGCATAAGGAGTTTCGATAACTTCTATTGGTAGTTCATGACAATCTGGTGGACCAAAATCCTGGCAATTACCTAAAAGTTCATCACCCTCAAGTGGTATTGTGTAATCATGGCCAGGTTCATCAGGATCTTCATTGAAGGGAGAACATCCATAATAGTACCCACACATAAGCCTATATTCACACAGTCCAGTTGGTTTTACTCTTACTTCAAGTCCTGCACGAACCCTTCCATCACCATCTACAAATTCGTTATTGATTTCATGAGCGGCCGCATTAACTTTTGGATGTATAATATCTTCGTCTATTAAGCACCAAGGAGAGCAAGGATTTTCATACCACTCTTTACAAACATTATATCCCAAATATGGTTTTAAACAATTATCTGGTCTATGAGGAAAACAATCACAGTGACTATCAGCAGGATACTCCCCATCGTCGTTGGGCTCCCCTGGTCCACAATACTTATAGGAACCACACAGAGATCCATACCCTTGCGATTCAAGTTGCTCACACCAACTCTCTACGGTTGGATATGGGGGAAATATACCATGAAAAAACTCATTGTTAAAGTTTGCTTCGCACCGTTCTTGATAAGAACAACCCCAATCCTGGCTATAACCAAGCATTATGATTGCAGCAGGTCCTTGATTACAACAACAACACGATTTAATAATACTCATAATCTATACCAACTTAATAATCTTCTGGAGTATCTTTACAATCTGATTCTCCCGTAGAAGAACATTCACCATCCACACCATTTGCAGCATTAAAGAAATAGTGGGCTTCGTTATCTTGATCCCAATAAATCTTCATATTAACAACTGGATAAATTTCATCAACAGCAACATCATCGTCAATAGTTCCAGAAAGACCTATTGCTTCTATAACATTGTTTGATTCTTCGTTTGGTCCAATCAAATGATCGAAATTATATCCACCATCAGAACCACTTCCCATAGAACCTCGTATTGGTTGAATTTTAAAACAACTCTTTTCCCATGTTGCAGTATCTAATCGTATACCAGGCGATTCCCACCCAAGAGATTTTATGTGTGTATAATCATATAACCCATCATTTCCAGATTCCATAGTATTGAAACCTGCTCTTGCAAACATATCATATCCATGTTGTCCTCCGTTTATCCAATGAGGACCATCTTCTTTATACGCAACCCAAGAACGAATTCCTCCTCGATCAATTGGTTTTATTCTGAAGGAAGGTATGTTGTTTACATAATCAAAATCAAGATACACTTCAGCAAAAGCATATCTCCATTTAGCCTTATGTTCTTCTATTTGTTGAAATCCTACTAATGCAGCAGGGAACGAATCTTTTAAAACACAATTAACACGATAATGAAAAGTTTTAATATTCGATGATAACCAATCGGTGTATGCTTCCGTGTTTATTCTTGGAATACTATAAGTCATAGTACTAAACAACGCACCAGAATCCAAAAGATTTAATTCATTTAAAACATTAGATCCTGAGAGTGAAATAATTGCACTATAAGGGTCCCCTCCACATTCTTCATCCAATCCTATACTACCAGCAGATGCATAACAATAAACGCTACTTTCTTCTTCTTTAGATAATTGTTCTACAGATTTAAAATTCCAATTCTCCATTCCTTGCCAGTAAAAAAAGTTTACGGCGTTTGGATTTTCCTTATCGGTTGACATCTCTGTTGCTTGTTGTATTAATTCGCCAATTGATCTATGACTATCTTTTCTTATACTTTCATATGATCTGTCATTATATGATGGCCTATACCAAACATAATTAGAAGTTTCATCTAATTTGAGTCTATATCCTGCCTGTGACATATTATTTTGTTCTGTTTGGTGTGAATAATGTAA